CCTGAAGTTCATTCAGGGCACCACCCTCTGAGCGATTCTATTCTGGAATCGTACAGGAGAGAACTCAAGGTGACCTTTCCCCCTACCAAGTAGTGGGGTTAGGAAAAACTTGAGCAACGCCGCATACCCATCAATGCTATCCTTCCTTTTTACGGGAAGTAGCATATATCCCTTTGTTTCGGGACGTTGAAGCTCGTGATTCCACTTGTGGAATTCTTGAGCTCCTTGATGAGTGTGTAGCCCTAGCAGGCCACAATCTGGGCGGACGAGAGGGAGCTTCTTCCTAATAAGCTCCTCCACGTGATCACTCAGACATGTGCTCATCGCGTAAAGTCCTCTCAACCAAGCAAGGTTAGAGAGGGATACGTAATGCGCAATAGTGCTAGGCTCCTTTTTAGAGGTTTTGTCTGGATGATGTCGGACGTATAACGGGGTTACATCGTAACCACGGTACGCATCGACACCACAACTTTCACGGAAGTCGCCAACCGTGAAAGACTTCTTGAGGTTGACTTTTAAACCAACCGCCAAGAGCCAGACTACTACCTGATGAGCTAGCTCGGATGGTACGATAATATCGTCACCGTACACACGAACTAGCCTGGAGACGCGCTGCACGTTCCGATAGGTTGGCCGTACGCTTTGGCCCTCCAAAAGAGCTGCAATCGCCAAGGTGGCGAACACAACACTCTGAACCGGAAACGTTGTAGCGTTACCCATACCGGCATACTTGCCCAACGTATGGACGGATCTTCCGTCTTTTACATTAGGCGAGCGGCAACTGATCAACTCCTCGAGAAATCGAGGCCGATATCTGAATACGGTTTCTACTACCTTGGTAGATAGCAGATCGGATGCAGATTTCAGGTCAATTGTCGCCCAGTATCCCGTTCGGGAGCCTTCCAGAGCAAGTCTTTGATTCTTGCTTTGGTCGGTTAAAGCTAAGCAATTACCAAGCACCGAGCAACGGGCAATGTTGTCCCGAAGCCAAGTGTTGAACCCTTGTTGGACAAATTGTCTGACAACGGGCTCAATGGTGATAGTCCTTCTTGCAGTCGAAGACTTCAAGACGGTTATCAGCTTAGCAGTGTCTCCAGAAGCACCGTATTCGGGAAGGTTATGACCCCCTGACCCGGCCACATACCCGCTATAACTAGCGTATATGCAGTCGAAGCCAAGATGGTCAAGCTTGTTTGAGTAAACAAGCAGGGCGTTCCACTTCTGGTTCGCTTTTAGCCCCTCGAATACAGCTCCAGGGCCGTGTTTGTAGTTAAGGTCCCCGACCTCAAAGTTATCAAGGTTGGGAACTATATATCTACTTACACAGTCGAGGATGTAGTGCTGCTTTTCGGAGAAGTTAAAGTCCGAAACGCAAGCATTTTCAACCTCGAAAAACTCTGCGCGAGCCTTCCGATCAAGGTTTTCATCCTGATCTGAAGTCAAGCCGAGTTTCTTGAAGAGGAATAGGATTTCTCGGAGGCACTTAACAACCCCCTCGTTATCCGTTCCTCGAACAAGCAGCCCTGTCTCGATATCGAAAACCTTGCAGAACATACCTGAGAAAAGTCTCGGGATTGTTCCCCCTCTGGGTTTACTAAATCCAGGAGGGCAGGCAAACTTGCCTTCGGGAAACCCTCTATCGAGGGCCGCTCCGAGAGCAGGTAAGGCTATGGTTAGGAAGCCATCGCCTTCGTTTTCGTACCGCTTCTTGATCGTAACGATATCACGGTCAAGGCCTTTCACATCAGGTTCTAACCTGCGGACGTCAGTCAGCAGGCTTAGAAGGAGTTCTATCGGACTTTTCATCTCGGCCACCTAGTGGTTTGAGATTCCGAGTCCTACGCGTTACTGAACGCTTCTCGAGTTGTCGATACAGTGATCGCAACTCACAGACCAAATCGACAGTACGACTCAATGTCCGGATGACGCTGCTTCCGATAGGAAGTAACGTCTGCCTGGCATATAGAGCAAAAGCTCTGAGTATTGTACTTTGATCGGGCCTTTTTGCCACGGATCTCGAGTTGTTTTTCTCTCGCTTCTTGGGCGAAAGGGAACTCGAACTGCTCCGGGGAATCATGCATTGTATCCTCCAGTTTGAGGGTGCGATGACCCCCCATTGCAGACTAGTTAGCCGGTATGGCTAACTTTGCATCTGTAGCAAGCGAAGCGGCGTCACCTCCGTGTCAAAGATCACGTCCCGCATGACTTCTACCAAATCCACCATTTCGGTGTCGGAGAAGCCAAACGAGGGCCGTGAGATGGCAAGGGATACCGAAGCACTCTGCTTCGATACAAGGCCGGTGTAGGGATTAGTAGCGTCCTTCGTCCACGTCACTTTGACGTAGTGTCGGTCGCCATTCTTCCCCTGAGAGTGATTGATGACGGTACCGAAACCGGCACCGCCAGTGTCAACACGCTCAGTCCCATAACCATCCGAACGCACGACCGAGAAGGTCAGCGCCGGAATTGGGGCAGCAGCGGCAATGGTGAACGGATCAGCAAGCATAGAACGACTCCTAGTAGTGTGAGGTGATCATCAGGGCGGAATGCCCTGAATCTATCGCCCTCGGCGACTCATAAGAATAGCCGAGAGAATTGATTGCTGGTACAAGCTCAATGAGCTTGGTTCCAGTATCGTCTTCACATCATAAGCTGAGGTGACATTCTTTCTAAGTTGGTAGGTGTACAAGAGTTTCGACGTATGATTGTACGGCTGTTTTGCCGTAGTCTTAAGCCGAACTCCGTTCACCTGCCTGTCATCAAAGCTTGAAGTTTTGAATGACCGTAAAGTGGTTATCTCACCTTTCGTGATACCGGTGAGAAGACCCCAATTGATCAGGGACCGATCTGTGTTAATTATGTCAATAGCTTCGACATAGTTACCCAGTCCGGTAAACCAATCAAGAAGCCAACTCCAAGGGACCAGGTTATACAGGTCCGTTGGCATTGGATTTACGCCTAGTTTATGCAGGAATAATTGCTGCTTAAACTTAGGTACAT